TCTGGCACATGTGAAAAGTACGACAAAAAGCTGAAATCAACTGGGCATGGAGCAGCAAGAAGATTTTTAAAGTGTAAAGCCTGCACAGATGTTCTGGTTTAAATATTAACGGAGGTTTATATTGTGGAATATTCAGAGTTTCTAAAAGCAAAATTACAGTCAAAGGCGCCGGATGGTATTAAAAAATATACCCCTAACCCTATGATGTATGGATTTCAGGCTTTCTTGACAGAGTGGGCGCTATTGCAGGGCCGTGGTGCTCTGTTGTGCGATTGTGGACTCGGAAAGAGTTTGATGTTGTTAGACTGGGCACAAAAAGTAGTTGAACACACAAACAAACCTGTGCTGATTGTCACACCATTAGCAGTATCGAGCCAGACAGTCAGGGAGGGTAATAAGTTTGACATAGAAGTAAAAAGATCAAATGACGGGAAAGTTGCCGGAAAAATAACCGTAACAAATTATGAGAAGTTAGATAAATTCAACTGGCAAGATTATTCAGGAATTGTCTGTGACGAAAGCTCTCGAATTAAATCGCAGGACGCAAAAACCAGAAAAGAAGTTACTGAATTTATGAGAAAGATTCCCTTCCGTTTATTGACCACAGCTACCGCAGCACCGAACGATTATTTAGAACTTGGTACATCATCAGAAGCACTTGGATATCTCGGTTTTATGGATATGCTCAACAAGTTTTTCAAAAACGACTCCAATAATTCAGCAATGCGCCGAATGTATGGAGAAGCCCCTAAGTGGAGGTTCCGTGGTCACGCAGAGGTTCCTTTTTGGCGATGGGTTTGTTCTTGGGCTAGAGCAATGAGAAAACCGTCTGACCTTGGATTTGATGATACTGATTTTGTATTACCTCTGTTGACCGAAAACGAACATATTGTTGAGGCAGAAACGTTGGCGCCTGGTATGTTGTTCGCCATGCCAGCAAAAGACTTGAGAGAGCAAAGGGAAGAAAGAAAAAGAACAATAAACGAACGTAGCGAGAGGGTTATGTCATTGGTTAATAATGGCAAACAATCAATGATATGGTGTCACTTAAACGAGGAGGGAGATACCTTGCAAAGAATGATACCGGGATCTGTCCAGATAAGTGGCAGAGACAATGATGATAAAAAAGAGGAAAAGTTTCTTGCCTTTATTGATGGGGAAATAGAAAACCTGATAACAAAACCAAAAATAGGCGCATGGGGGTTAAACCTCCAAAACTGTAGCCACATGGTGACATACCCTTCACACTCGTATGAGCAGTTTTACCAGTGTGTTAGAAGGTTTTGGAGGTTTGGGCAAAAAGAACAGGTAACGGTAGATGTGGTAATGACTGAGGGCGAAAGAAAAGTTGTTCAAAACATGCAAAGAAAAGCTAAACAGGCAACAGCAATGTTTGACAATCTTTGCCAAGAAATGAATCACGCAATTGGTATATCAAATATCGACCGTCATCAAACTAAAATGGAGGCTCCAACATGGAAGTAATTAGCCAAGAAATAACGAAAGATTTTGCTATATATAACGGTGATTGTGTCTCTGTTCTTCGGGGTATCGACAGAGAAACAGTCGGAATGAGTATATATTCGCCACCTTTTGCCAGTAAGTCAGGAAGCTGCTTGTATGTTTACAGCTCAGACGAAAGAGATATGTCAAATAACGACTATAGCGAGTTTTTTGAACACTATGGATATTGCGTTAAAGAGATAGAACGGATAACCATGCCTGGACGTATTACTGCGGTACACTGCACAGATATACCATCGAGCAACAGCGGGAAAGACGATCACCTTATAGACTTTCCCGGTGACATTATACGACTACATGAAAGTATCGGTTTTAAATTCATTGCCAGACACACTATCTGGAAAGAGCCACTATGGGTTCGCAACCGTACAATGACTAAGAACCTTTCCCACAAAACTATTGTCGATGATGGTGTTTATGGTGGGGTTGCGTCTGCTGATTACTTGTTAATGTTTCGGAAAAAAGGTGAGAACCGTATACCAGTAACACACTCACACGGATTGACACAATATGCCGGTGAAGAAAAAATGCCTGCAGAAATATTGAAGTTCAAAAACTGGAAAGGAAAGCAAACCGAAAACCGTTTTTCTCACTGGATATGGCGACGATACGCCTCTTCGGTGTGGGATGACATAAGAATGGGGAACGTTCTGCCTTATAAAGATTGTAAAGAACCTGATGACGAGCGGCATGTTCATCCTCTTCAGCTTGATGTTATAGAGCGGGCTATAATATTACGATCCAATCCTGGAGATATAGTAGTTAGCCCGTTTGGAGGTGTTGGATCGGAACCATATACCGCAGTCAAGTTGGGGCGAAAAGCAATTGCCGCCGAACTCAAAACATCTTATTATCGCCAGATGTTGAAAAACCTGAAAGATATCAAACCTGCTGCATTTTCTGAGCAATTAACTTTTGAGAGTTTTATGGAGCAGTTATGACAAAGATAGAAAAAGAAGTATTGAAGTGGCATAAAGCAACGTTTCCAAATGCAACAGTAAAAGACATTGCTGATAAGTTGCTAGAAGAAATAGGCGAAGTTTTAAGTGCCAAAACCAATAATGAATTGAAAGAAGAAATTGCAGACGTTGCGATTGTAGCGATAGCTTTACTTGATAGGTTTGGAACGAGTTTATCTGAGGAAATTAAAACCAAACATGCGATCAATAAAAAGCGTGTTTGGGATTCTAACGGAAAGCGGTGATTTATGCCTAAGAAATTAAGAGTAGCAACAAGCCCACTTACAAACACTATATTTGTTGGTGAGATCAAAAAACATGGAGAATGGAAACAAGGAAAGCAAGACGTGACTATGGATTGTTTAAATGCTGTAGCAGATCATGTTAAGATTTTTGGCAAACCAGTTGAGGTGTCTGATGCTTATACTGGAAAACTTATTTATAGGATTACTGTTGAGTACAGTCCCTAGATATAGTTCTAACGATTGCCTAAATGAAACCCCAACTGTCAACTAATCCTTGACAGTTGCCGCCGATGTGTAGTTTTAGCGATTGAAAAAAACCAGCAATATTGTACTATTTGTTTATCAGGTTTGACATCCTGGTAATCTTTAAATAAAAAAAGTGGGGACATGATGATCAAAAATAGAAGGCAGTTCAAAAAACACGACCAGTTAAGACCTGGGTTGGTTCCTCACATACCAACGTCGAGCGTGTTTTTTGAACTGCCTTTTCTTTTTGCAAATGAGGATATGAAATATGAATGAGGATATCAGGTTATCTACTACGTTTTTTTCACACAGAAAGACAAAGAAGCTTCATCGTCTTTTTGGAAATCAAGGTATAGTTTGTCTCCTGACGCTATGGACAAGGGTGGCTGTTGAAAAACCTTCTGGTTATCTTACGTGCTGGGATAAAGATGACATTGAAATTGAGGCGTGTTTTGACGGAGATCCAGGCTCATTTGTTGATGCACTGGTTGATATTGGTTTTCTTGATAATGACAATGGCTATTCTCTCCACAATTGGGAAGTACGGCAAGAGTGGGTTGTCAATGCACAAGATAGGTCAGACAGGGCAAGGCTTGTTCGAATGGCAAAAACACACAACTCAATTTACACAAAATTAGTTAACGAAGGGTGCACTGGTGTTACACGCTTAGTTTACAATAAGCTGACTCAAATCCAACGTAGCGTTAACGTGGTGTTAAGCACTTCGTTAACCCCAGAACCAGATCCAGAACCAGATCCAGAACCAGATCCAGAACCTAAAACATCTATTGTCGGGCAAAAGCCACGACAGCAAATCCCTTATAAGGAAATTATTGACTTCTTCAACGATGTAACCGGCAAGTCTTTCAAGCACACCACCAACGGTACAAAAAGCCACATCAGAGCAAGATGGAGCGAAGGATTCCGTATCGATGATTTCAAGGAGGTTATAAAAGAAAAAAACTATGAGTGGGCAAACAATCCAGACATGGAACAGTACATACGGCCAACGACGCTTTTCGGGACAAAATTTGAATCGTATCTGCAAGCTGCAAAAGAATCAAACACAGTTAAAATAAAATCAACTTGGGTGCCAAATGTTAATTTCTCAACCAATGCTTCAAACTGAGGTCACTCCCGAAAAACTAATCGGATTTGCAAATATGCCTGTATTTCAAAAGCATTATGCAATTTCTACCTCGCAGGCAAACGGTGGAGATTTCCCAGACAAGCGACTTGATAAAGAGGTCGGGAAGGCAAACCGGTTGTCAATTGCAGAAACCTATCGCCACTTGCGAGAACATGGTTTTTACCCTGATGGAATGAATCCAAATATGTCTATTCGGTGGAAAGTTGTCACCAAGAGTAAAAGTCAAATAATGATGGAATCTAGGCTTACTGAACTGCAAGCGATGTCAGAGTCTGAATTACAGAAACGGGCGCGTGATGGATGGAGGCCGTTGATGGATTCAGTCAAGGTAAAAAAATAGGAGCCTTCGAGAGCATGATGGATAAAATAACAAAAGTGAAATTGTGGCTGGCTGAATCTCGGCGTGTACAAAACGATACAAGACATGGAACAGGAATAAGACCTTGTAATGTAGAGGCAAAAATAGAAAGCGATGCATACGAAAGGGTGATTAAACTTTTCGAGACATCTGAAATATTCAGCAGTGATTAACGCAATGCCACTAGGAAGCGACTGGAGTAGTGCAAGGCGTGAGATTTACATAAAACCCATAGTCTGGCATACGTGACGTAACAAATTCAGCGTATGGGCAAATATGGCCACATGTGGGGTGACTAAAAAAATTGATTCTTGCCGATGTGGCGAATAATAAATTTAAAAGCATCCCTTTTTTTATTGACTCCACCTTTGATTAATGGTATTCTTTAATCATACAAGATGGCAATAAAGCCAAATAAAAAAAGGAGAAACAAAATGAGCAAGAGACTAGACGTATTTGTGAATGAGTTGACAGAAGAAAATTCACAGTTGGAAGTTGCAGCGTCCATCCAGAATGGGGAAATACCGATTCCCGACTGGATCTGTTTCGAAGAAGGGACGGACCAGATGAAACTATGGGACGAGGCCAATGGATCTGCCCAAAGTGGGTTCAGAACGCTTTGGTATTAACCAACCCCCCGGCTCACTACCGGGGAAATAAAAAAAAAGAACACCATGAACATTAACATTGTGAGATTGCCATGAGAGGAGATTACGAAGGAAAATTCGCATTTATTTCACGACACACCCCAACCCCGGTGCAAATGGAGATTTGCGCAGCTCGGGGCATCGATCTGATCTCCATCGGGGATCGCGACGCATTCAGCGTCACTACCTCTGATATTCTGGATGCTGGTCATTTCGTCGGAGTGATTGTCGTCCATCCCGCGGCAGCTATGCGCCTGGCAGGGGATTTCATGATCGGAGTATTCGAAAACTCGCAACGGAGCGAGGAAGGCGGAAAACTGACGTTTTTCGCAAACGATCTGCATATTTATGATTTACGCGATTAACATTTTTCCCCGGCTATCACAGCGGGGATAACAAAACAAAAAAACAAAGCAACGAGGCGCGGGGGTTAATTATGAGAGGTGGAAAGAGGCAAGGGGCCGGAAAACCGGCTCTACCGGAATTAGAGAAAAAGATGCAGGTCGCTGTCAGATTGCCGCTTCGATTGATTTTGTGGCTGGACGACCAAGAGTTGAGCCGTGCCAAAATAATGGCAACGGCAACGGCAAAGGTGCACAATCTTTGCCCGGACTGTTTCAGGCCGCTACATAAATTTCACAATTGTGAAAACAACCCGGTAAAATAATGGCATCGGCTGAGGTACACAATCTTTGCACGGATTTAATGATCAAGCAATTAGAAAAAAATTTTATCGGAACGGGAGAAGTCAAATAATGGCTAATATATTTTCACTGGGTGCTGTAAACGTTGTTGCGGGGATAAATAAATCCCGGTACATGGAACCAAAATTCGAGGAAGAAATATCGGAATTTTACCTGAAATACGATAATGCAAAAAAACTCGCCTTGGCTATCGGTCATCCGCCCAAAGACTCCCGATATTTTGTACTCCTGAGCGGAAACTTTATCTTCGGTGATTTTATCGAAGCGCTCATATATGAAAACGGCTGGCATGTCGATGAGATGACAATCTCAACACTGTCAATGTCGCAGGATAACGTGGATAGTCTGGCCGGCCTGCTCGAAACAGGAAACGTCGAAAAACTGAACCTTATAGTGTCGGATTTTTTCTATTCACATGAAAGAAGAAATCTGGTAAAGTATATCTACGAGAAACTTGATATTGATAATAAATTTCAACTCGCAGTCGCAAGCGTGCACACAAAGATCTGTCTCATTCAAACAACAGGAGGAAATAAAATTGTAATACATGGCTCAGCAAATTTAAGAACTTCTTCGAATATCGAACAAATCATGATCGAAAATAACGATAGCCTGTTTGATTTTAACCACGACGTACATCAGGCTATCATAAAAAGGTACGCCACAATAAATAAATCACTCAGGCGCACTGAGTTGTGGCAAACAATCCTGTTGAAAAACACAAAGGAGGTTGCAAATGTCAAGCGGTTCTAACATATGGGGGAAACACAACGCCGACGTAAAAGCTGCCGGAGGATCAAAAGCGCTTAAGCGAGTAAAAGACAGAAAGAAAAGTACAAAGAAAATACCCTTTAAAGATCAATTTTAATGAAGCTCAAAAAAAGGCAATGGGAAGAGATAGAACTCCGGTTCTCTGGCGGCGAGAGCTCCAGGAGCTTATCGGCGGAGTTCGGTGTCCCAGAGTCTACAATTCGTTACAGAACTGCTCAACATAAGCAGATAAAACAAGCGGCTTTACAATTAGTTGCAGCTGAAAAAAATTTAAAAGAGCTTCCGAGAGTTGCTCAAGTGGTTGCTCAAGACCTTGCTGCGCAACTTTTGGCAATTTCTTTGAATCTTGGTAGCGCAGCTCACAACGGTACTAGAGTGGCAAAAAAGCTGTTTGAATTGGCTTACCGTCAGTCGGAGATGGTTGAGGGTGTTGAGGTTGATGAAAATGGGAACTCTGTAATGTCTATCAACCCAGAGCCTCTACAGATGGTGAGCGCACTATCCCGAGTGGCAAATACGGCGAGCGAAATTGGTATAACATTGCTCAGAGCAAATAAAGATGTCCCGGAAAATAACAACGATAGTGCTGCACAGGCTATATCAGATTTGATTGCGAGGTTAAGTTGACTGCACTTACCCCTGCGCTTATCCGACAATCTGCCAGGTGGTATCCGCTCAAGGCGCACCCTGTTCAAATTTCGCTTATGGGTTCCGTTGATCGGGGTGTCAGATTCCCTGTGGTGCCAGCTGGCAGGAGGAGCGGCAAAACAGAACGGTTCAAAAGGTTTTTAGCGCAAGAAGCATCGAAGCCGGAAAACGCTGGCAACTTATATTTTGCCTGTGCTCCAACTTATGGACAGGCGAAACTTATTTTCTGGGAGGATTTAAAAAAACTTACCTTGTCCGCGCTTCATGCCAGGCAGCCATCTGAATCAGGGTTAATCATATACCCCAGAAATGGCGCAGAGATACACGTCATCGGCCTCGACAAGCCGGAACGGTTCGAAGGTGTTCCGTGGACTGGTGGAGGCATCGACGAAATTGCAAATATTAAAAGTGATGCATGGGCATACAATGTGCTCCCGGCACTCAATACAGTAAATCCGTTAAAACCAAACTACCGCGCATGGTGTTGGTTGTTCGGTGTCCCGGAAGGATTAAACCATTTTTACGACATGGCGCAATACGCGGAATCCGCCGGAGATCCAGACTGGGAACTATTCCATTGGAAAAGTGCCGATATATTACCAAAAGACGTTATTGATGCAGCAAAGCGGCAAATGTCTCCCAGACAATTTAGGCAGGAGTATGAGGCTGAATTTTCAACAGCCGCAGGGAGAATTTACGAAGATTATAGTACAAAAAATTATACAAATGAGAAAATATTACCGCATGAGCGCTTATTGTGGTATCATGATTTTAATTATACCCCTATGAGTAGTGGTATAGGCGTTCAACGTGGAGATGATTTCTATCTCCTGGATGAAATAATTTTAACATCAGCCGTTGCAAGGCAATCCGCTATGGAGTTTGTTGAGCGATATAAAAACCACGAAAACAAAAACGTTATAATTTACGGAGATCCTGCCGGACGCGCTGGCGAGAAACACGGTCATGCGTCCGACTTCACCGAAATTGAAAAAGTTTTGCGTGATGCAGGTTGGATTTACGCTCGCAGGGTTAAACCGGCAGCACCATCAATAAAAGATCGGCAGAACGCTGTAAGGGCAAAGATCCAGAACGCAGCCGGCCACGTATCACTATATGTAAACGTTGTGGCCGCACCATACACGCACAAGGGACTGGCGACAGTTCAACTTAAAAAAAATTCTTCCTTTCTTGAAGAAGACTCCGAATATCAGCACATAACAACCGCGATTGGGTACATGATCGATCATGAGTGCCCAATACCGACAGCTGAATACAACTATTCAACCGTTGGAAACAAACGTGAAATACAAAGAATACGGGGACGCTTGTAATGTCACAAATTCTAGACTATCGGGGTAACCCTGTACAGAGTAAGTTTTTAAGCAAAGAATTAGCCTCAACCTCACTTGCAGGTGTCCGAACTGTCTGGGACAACTCAACTGCAAACGGTTTAACCCCATACAGATTGGCCGCACTGCTGCAAGGGGCCGCCGCTGGTGATGCAAATGACTTCTTAACTCTCGCAGAAGAGATGGAAGAACGAGACTTGCATTATAGGTGCGAGATTGGCAAGAGAAGGCTGGCTGTATCGTCGCTCCCTGTTACCGTCGAGGCTGTGAGTGATGAAGCTAAAGACGTTTCACTCGCAGACGAGGTGATGCTTTTAACCAAAAAATCAGGATTCCGAGGACTGCTGAAGGATCTTCTTGATGCTCTTGGAAAAGGATATTCTGTTGCTGAGATAATCTGGAATCGTGGGACTTCATGGACTCCTGAACGGTATGAATGGCGTGATCCGAGATTCTTCATATTCGATAGAGAATCACGAAAACAACTCAGGCTCATTGATTCGGAGAACATGGCAGAGGGGATTGAGCTTGCACCATACAAATTTATCGTACACCTGCCGCACCTAAAAACAGGCATACCTATTCGAGGTGGCCTTGCCAGGGTGGCGGCGTTGTCGTTCCTGCTCAAAAATTATGCAGTAAAAGACTGGATGGCATTCGCTGAGGTCTTTGGGATGCCTTTACGACTGGGTAAATATCAGACCGGATCTTTACCAGCGGATGTAGATATTTTGAAAATGGCTGTTGCTAACCTTGGGATCGACGCTGCTGCGGTAATACCTGAATCGATGCAGATTGAATTTATAGAGGCAGGGAAATCAGCAGGCTCTGGAGGATCTTCGCTTTTTTTGAGCCTTGCTGACTGGCTTGATACACAAGTGAGCAGGGGAATACTTGGGCAGTCGGCCACAACCTCCGGCACTCCCGGCAAACTAGGCAGTGACGAAGCACAGGCAGAAGTCAGGGCCGACATAAGAGACGACGATGCAACACAATTAGCCGAAACACTCAACAGAGATCTAGTAAGGCCATTTATAGACCTGAACTTTGGGCCGCAGGAAAACTATCCTGAGTTAATTCTTAGAGCGATAGAGAATGAAAATTTGACAATTGTTACCCAAGCGCTCAAGGAGTTAATCCCGCTCGGGCTCAAAGTTGAGCAATCTGTCATTCGAGACAAATTTGGTTTTCCCGAACCGGCGAATGATGCCGAATTATTGGCACCTGCCAAAACTCCTGTTGTTACGGCAAAAAATAGCGTTGAATTGCAGAGCGATGAGTCCTCTTTATTTTCATTGACGAAAAAAATGACTGAAGATCATGCAGACGAGTTGATAATAGCTGCTGAAGCGCTATTGGGAAATGTTGAAAGCCTGGCTCAATTCCGAGAGAGATTGATTGATTTGTATGCAGCAACAAATCCGGATAAACTGGCGGTTACATTGGCAAGGATTGAAATATTATCAAACCTCGCCGGTCGTCTTTCAGTCGCATGAACGACGATATATTTAAACTGCCTTTTGTAGAGGCCGAAGCGTGGTTCAGAGATAAAATAAATATTCCTACTCTTGCGTACGACGATCTTGTAGGCGCAGCGCAAGCGAAGGCTTTTGTTTCAGCCGGGGCATATCAAGCTGATTTATTGATTGAGCTAAGATCGATGACAGACAAAGCAATCGCAGGTGATATGAATATTCGCGAGTTTAGGACTCAATTCCGACCATTGCTTGAGCGGTATGGGTGGCAGTTAAAAGGTGGCGGGCCATCATGGCGGAGCGACCTGATTTGGCGAACAAATATAAACAGCGCTTACCAGGCAGGGCGATGGCAGCAGTTTGAAGCAGGGGGCATTGAAAACCTAAAATATGTTCATAACGACAGTGTGCGAAACCCCAGGCCGAACCATGTTGCGATGAACGGAACAGTTCTGCCGAGGACAGATCGATTCTGGGCGAAAAATTACCCACCCAATGGCTGGGGATGTAAATGCAAAGCGGTAATAGCACTTGACTCAGAGGTACCGAAAAAAAGACCTGAAGGGTGGGAAAACCTGGCAGATCCAGGATGGGATTATAATGTTGGTACAGCCGGCAAAGATCAGCTTTTTGCCAGCATCAAAGAAAAAAAAGATTCTATGCCAGCCGACATTGCCGAGGCGTGGCAGAAAAAACTGGACGACAATATATGAACATCTCAGTAAAAATAGACGACAAACAAGTTGCTGGCAATATAGATAAGTTGCTGACAAAAGTTTCGAATTTATCTCCGCTGATGACTAAAATCGGAGCACTCTACGAACGGCGAGTAATGGAGAATTTTCAAAATGAGAGTTCCCCGGACGGTACTAAGTGGCAGAGATTATCTCAGCCTACGTTATTGATTGGGCTCAAAAAGAACAAAGGTTTTAAGAAAAAAGGCGGATTATCTGCCAAAGGGAAGAGATACATAACGGGGAAAAAAATACTTTTCGAAACTGGCGACCTGTCAGGCTCAATACATTTTCAGGCTGGACCGAGTAGTGTAAAAATAGGGACGTCAGGATCAATCCCTTACGCCGAAGTGCATCAATTTGGCGGAAAGGCCGGGCGGGGCCGCAAGGTGACCATCCCGGCCAGGCCATATTTGGCTATTAACGATGGCGGTAAAATGGATCTTGCCGAGAAAGACAGGTTGTGGATATTGGATCTTATTCAAACAGAGGTTAAAAAATGAAAACGGCTATCAACGCAGTTGCAATATTGCCGGGTGATCTTCCCGATTGGGTGGCGCTTATCCCAGGGGGTAGGATTGTCGGCAGAGACGGAAGAACTTTTCTAAACGATAATCCGGGCAAAATCCTTGAAGCGTTTAACACATTGGCTAGGGATATTCCCATAGACATTGAGCATAGTACGGAGCACAAAGCTCCAAACGGAGATCCTGCACCGGCCATAGGCTGGGTTAAAAAGCTTGAAGCGAGAAATGGCGAAATATGGGGCAATGTGGAGTGGAATGCATCCGGTCGGCAAATAGTGGAGGAAAAATCTTACCGTTATCTTAGCCCGGTGATTATTTACGAGCAACGGAGCGGTACAATCGTCGGGATAACTTCAGTGGGCGCTACAAATCAACCAAACCTGAAACTTCCGGCACTCAATCAACAGCAGGGGACCAATACCCCAGAGGAGCATGATATGTTAAAAGCATTACTGGCGGCATTGGCGCTGCCTGAGAGCACAAGCGAGACTGAAGCAATAATCAAAGCAGGATTGCTTAAAGCAGAGCTTGTATCGGCCACAAACAGGGCAGACAATCCAAGCCTGGACAAATTTGTGCCACGTGCGGATTTTGATGCAGCACTTGCAAAAGCGACTAACGCCGAATCACTCCTGATCACAATGAAAGGGGAGAAGGTTGAAACGGCGGTTAATGCTGCAATTTCCCAGGCGCTCAAGGATGGGAAAATTACACCTGCAACTTCCGAATACCACAAAGCGCAGTGCATGCAAGAAGGCGGGCTGGACAGATTTACTGATTATTGTGCATCCGCGCCCACTATCGGGGCTGATAGTGGGCTAGACGACAAATCAATCGACGGAGATAAAAAGTCTCTAAACAGCGAGCAAAAGCAAATTGCGGAGATGTTCGGAAACTCGGCAGAAGATCTTGAAAAGTACGGCAAATAAAATTAAATAACGAGGTAATATTATGGCTGAAAGAATGACAGAAAGAAAGGACGGTATTTTACTCGCAATGTCGGTTGCAGCATCGACCTCCATTGAGGGTGGAAAAATGGTGGGAGTAAATGCTACAGGTTTTATTGTCGCTGCTGCTGATGCTGCTGCAATAAGGGTGTTCGGCGTTGCAGATCACTCGGTTGATAACTCCGCTGGATCTGCCGGTGATAAAACATGCAGAGTATATTCAAATAAATTGTTCAAGCTGACCAACTCTGCTACTAATGCAGTAGTGGTGGCAGATGTTGGAAAATTGTGCTTTATTGAGAACTCACAAACTGTAGCCAAAGTCCCAGGGACGAAAGGGATCATGGCAGGCCTAGTTGTAGCAGTTGCAACAGACGGGGTATGGGTGCGAATTCCGGCTGGAATGCCGCAGAGCGCAGCACATGCAGATTCAGCCGTTGGCGACGATCTGGCAACACTGAAAGCAAATGTAAACGCGTTTTACGCAAAACTAAGGGCTGCTGGCCTAATTTACACAGCATAACAAACCATAAGGAGATTAAAAAAAATGATAGTTAACAGTTCTAATTTGTCTGCTGTTTTCATTAATTTGAAAACAACCTTCAACAAAGCGTTCGAAGCTGCCCCGAGTTTTTGGGACAAAGTTGCAATGTTGATTCCTTCCGGTACTAGCCAAAATGATTACAAATGGCTGTCAAATTTTCCACAAATGAAGAAGTGGATTGGCGACAAAAGCGTTAAGTCACTTACTGCATTCACCTACACCTTAGTAAACAACGATTTTGAGGCGACGGTAGAGGTTGACAGAAACGACATCGAAGACGACCAACTGGGCGTATACGCACCGCAAGCACAGATGGCAGGATTTGCAGCAAAACAATTGCCTGACGAGATGGTAGCCGACTTGGTAAACGGAGTTTTTACTTTGCTTTGTTTCGATGGTCAATTCATGGTTGATTCTGATCACCCAGTAAATGGTGTATCTGTATCAAACCTAGGTACAAAAAAACTCAGTGCAGCGTCTCAAGCTGCTGCCATTGCGTCGCTGGGCGTTGGCAGAACAGCGATGAAAAAATTCAAAGACGACGGAGGCAGGCCGTTGAATATCACCCCAAATATTCTACTGGTTCCGCCTGCACTGGAAGATGTTGCAAATATCCTTGCAAATAATGACAGACTCGACGACGGGAAGGCAAATCCGTACAAGGGTACAATCTCTGTGGTAACTGATTCTCGATTAACGAGCGATGATGCGTGGTTCCTTCTTGATACTACGAAGCCTGTCAAGCCGTTTATCTATCAGGAGCGGAAAAAGCCGGTATTTGTGCAGCAAACAGATCCACAAGCCGATGACGTGTTCATGCGCAAAAAATTCAAATTCGGTGCTGAAGCCCGAGCCGCTGGTGGCTATGGTTTTTGGCAGATGATTTACGGCTCAACCGGTGCCGACGCATAATTAAAAGGGAGGTTTGTAACCCAAACCTCCCAACAGGAGGACTCGATGATAACTATTACCAGCAAAAAAGAAGGATTCCGAAGGGGCGGGATTGCCCATTCGCAGACCCCGACACAATATGAAGACGATTTTTTTACAGCGGCTGAGCTGAAAGTGTTACGAGATGAAGGAATGCTGACAGTTGTAAAAAAAGAAGACACTCATAGCGAGCGAAAGAACAAGATTAAGGTCTCATCGTGAGTTACGCCACTATTGCAGATCTGAACAACCGTATCACTCAAACAGAGCTGATGCGGTTGACGGATGAAGATGACGACGGAATTGTTATCATTGAGACTGTGCAAGCTGCCCTGGACGCGGCAGGGTTAGAAATCGACAGCTACCTGGCGGGTAACTACACCATGCCGATTTCTAATCCGATCCTTATCACTTTAGCTGTTGATATTGCAATTTGGAATCTGTATGCTCTGGATACGTCAGGTGCTCCGGATGGTAGGCGGGAACGATACCAAACTGCGATTAAAACGCTTGAACGGATCAGCACCGACAGAAAAGTATTGGGGCAATTGTCGGCGGGGGCTTCTTTCGTAACAGCAGGAAGAATATTCAACCGCGGAAACATGGAAGGGCTTTAATGAAAACGCTATTGCCAGCCATCAGATCAGTAATTCAGGGAGTAATGCCCAGGCCGAGTGATTGCTACATAACTCCGAATGTAAACTACATGCCAACGGGCACCCGGCAACCTTGTATCGGGATAAAGGATGCTGGAATATCGCGGGAAGAGTTGGCCGGGGAAATGGTAGAGATTACCGCCACGGTTGAGCTGGTCGGATTTGTGCAAATGTCTGAGGACGGGTTTACTGCTCTATGTGGCAATGGTGGGGTTTTCCAACTGCTCGATACGGCAACAGACGCTCTCATTAACAACCTATTGGGATTGCCCGACGTTCAGCGGGTAGAGATAGGGCAGGATTCGCCGTCCACGCTTTCCACGACAGACACAAACCAATTTTTGGTGATGATGACTAGGACGTTAATTTATACGTTGGAACGTAATATATAAACAATAAGGAGATTTTTTTATGCCTGAATATTTGCTAAAACCAAACCAAGAGCGGTTCCAGATGGTCGAAGGGCCGTTTGAAAATCGTGCTTTTATTCATGATGTGGTTTATACCGAGATCCCGCTTTCGGAGGCTGATAAATTCACCATGATCATCCATCAGCAATTACCCACGCCAAAACAGGTAAAAGCGCAGGAGGTAGACAATGCTTAGTACACGTGCAAATCATAACCTGTGCGCAGTATCGGCAGCGCTAAAGGAAACAGCGCTCAATACAGAGCAAACGATGGGATTGTCTTTGGCGGTATCTGTTGACGACCTGCTCACACTGAGTTATCGCAGGGAAAACAATTCAAACGAAGCAACAGGCATGGAAGAGCCTGATTTCATATATGATAACGGGGCAACTTCTGGCGGGAATTTTAAGTTCCCGAAAGCACAGCCACAGCATTTTGCTTTTATTATGTCATACGCTTTGGGAGTATCGACACCCACCGCTGCGGGAACTGGATACCTACACACAATAACACCATTGCAAGGAGATGTTGATCTTCAGCGATCTTTGCCGAGTTTTTCTGCAATGCAGCGATACGGCAAGACTATTCTTAAACGCCGATTCATGTCTATGTTCGTCGATGGTTTTACGGCCAGTTTCAAGAAAGATGACTGGGTTGGACTGTCAGCAGACATAAAAGGCACCGGGAAATTCGTTGACAACGTAGTCGAGGAAACTAGATCACTTGCCGGCAATCTTGTGTCTCTTACCCTCGCATCAAATGGGGTACAGGGCGCAACGGCACAGGACAGGCTAGATAATGTTCAGCGGATAAAAGTTGAACTCACCGCTGGGGTTTGGACTGAGGTGGTTTACTCTGCTGTTTCTGCCGCCGTGCCTGCCGCTATAACAATGACAGCCCCTGCAGCGTCGGCTACATCGGTCAACTACAAAATACTTTATACTCCGGTTGAGGCTGCTGCATTCACTTTCCCGGCAAAAGTTCAGGAAACACCGCTCAGGGTCTCAGAATTGCAGATCAATATGGGCGGAACCTGGAATGGTACTGCAATCACAGGGGGCCGTGTTTTAAACTCTGAGATTGGGGGGATTGAATGGAAATTCTCGAACAAACTGGCTATAGAATTTCTGCCAGGTGCTGGCGGGGCGTTCGCATCATCATCTTACCGTGATGGCCGAGAACAGTCGTTGAGCCTGGATCGGAAAATGAAGGAAATGATATTACAGCGGCATGTGATCGACAACAGCCAGTTCGCGCTAAGGATCTTGGCTGAGGGCGCACTTTACGATGGGTCGAATAAATATCAAGTCGAGATTGTTTTTCCTAAATTAGCAATTCTAGCCGCTGACATGAAAGTTGATGGCAAAAGAATGGGCGAAGCCGGGAACATCCAAGTGCTTGAAGATGCAACCTACGGCTCAGTAATTGTCAAAGTAAAAAACCTGCAAACCGGATACTCACAATAAGAGGAAACTATATGGCTCGAAGAGAAGCAAAACAAAACAACGAATTACGAATACACGATAATTTAAGCGATTCGGACATCACTCTATTTTACCGGATGCCGACAACGAAAGAGCGGCAGGCTTACGCTAATCTATCCGTACAGCGCAAAGGCAATAAAGTTGAGTTTAACCAAGCTACATCCAGGATAACTTTCGGTCTTCAAATATTATCAGGAATAAAGGATGGAGATTTTGAGCGGTTAGAAGGAGACAAATATCTGCCTATTTCCAGCTCAGAAGGTAGTACAAACTTCCTGCCTGAATGGAAAAAATTTGTTGAAGACAACGGGTCTGATCTTGTGATGCTGCTTGCGGCTCATGTATTTGATGGATCAGCATCTATTCTCGGGGGAGAGGATGCCGAGGGAAAGTAACCGAGGACATCGATGCCCTTCGACGGGGACTGTGCACACCCGTCGAAGAGGATAAGTGCCTTTTTGAAATAGGCGATCTGACTTGGGCATGCTCGCAATGCCCAAAGAAGCGCAGTTCTGATCTTGGCCAGTACACAATAAAACTTTTGCACCTGGCAGCTCTTGTTCGTGGAGGATATCCGCTTGAGGCAAACGATTTGACGATTGAAGAATGGATTGACCTAGGCAGACTTAAGGATGCATTAAAAACGGCTTGCCCGATGATTGGGGGTTAAATGAGTAACACCAGTTCCATCAACATCGTAATTGATGTAAAAAATGAGGGTGCCGTTTCAGGACTCAAACGCGTTTCATCAGAACTTGATGATGTGGGCAAAAAAGGCAAAGCATCAAGTGATTTACTGTCGTCCAGCTTTTCTTCACTCCAAGTGATTTTTGGCAGTTTGTCGCTTGTGTATTTTGGCAAGCAACTTTTGTCCGTCATGGACCAATATACCCAGCTCGAATCAAGACTTGCACTGGTAACTACAGGGTCAGCAAATCTAGCCGCAGTGCAACAGCAACTTTATGATGTTTCTCTTCGTACTCACGTATCGCAAAGTGAAACGGTGAAACTCTATACATCTATTGCAAGGGCTACGCAGGATCTCGGGATTACTCAAGCGCAAACAACCCAAATGACTGAGACGATTAATCAAGCGTTGATCATATCGGGTGCGTCAGCGGCTTCATCATCAGCCGCGCTTGTGCAGTTAGGGCAAGGACTTTCTTCAGGGGTCCTGCGAGGGGAAGAGTTTAACTCGGTTATGGAGCAAACTCCCAGACTAGCCAAAGCATTAGCCGATGGGCTCGGTGTAAATATAGGCCAGCTGCGAGAGATGGCAAAGCAAGGGCAGCTAACATCAGATGTGATTACCACTGCGCTTTTATCTCAGAAATCGACAATAGAGAGTGAATTTGGCCAGATGAAGCAAACCATCGACCAGTCCTGGACAGATTTAACAACCGTCATTCAAACTTTTGCTCATGAGGCCGATAAATCCACCGACGGAACTGGCCAAATGGTATCCGCGATAAAAGATTTATCGTCAACAGTCGAATCAAACAAGGGTGCAATCCTTGGCCTTTTTTCTGGTATGATCACACTAACCGCCGGTGCGATAGAGGGAGTTTCTGGCCTAGTCAGATCCGTTCAGGGACTCGCAATTGTGGCCGCGTCATCTGACAAAACTCTTGGCGACTGGCTGTCATCAAGCAGGGAGGACATGAAGACGTGGCAAACCGAACTCGGTACCGGTGTTGCATTTATCAAGGATCAATTAGCTGATCTTGCGGTAAAACGCAAGGACGTTGCAGAAAGTTTCGCATTCACGTACGAGGCCAGAGAAGCGAAAAAAGCTGAGTTAGACGCAATTGATGATCAAACCAAAGCACTGAAGTTGCAAATAGAGGTTATTGGTAACAAAGGAACGGCGTTGAATGTAGCTAAGGACAGCTTTATGATTTTGGCTGATATGGAGCAAGAGAGCAACAGGCAATTTTTAGTCTCGCAGACGAACAAAAAAGATTCTTTTGAAGTAAACGCGCTATGGGCAATTGAGAATGCAGAGAAAATAACAAAAGCCGAAAGTGCATATTATACCGACAAGGAAAAGAAAGAAACAAAATCGAGCGAAGACAGCAGGAAAGAAGGGGAAAAACGAGTAGAGGCCGCGAGAAAGCATACAGAAGATCTGATTAAACTTGAGGGAAATCTCTCCGATAAAATTAACGAGGCTACCCTCGACACATATGAGTATACAATAAGCAAAATCAAAGCAGAGGTGGCTGAATACCGCAAAGCAGCTGGATCAAAAATGGAGCTGCAACAAAAAATAACAGATTATGAACGGGTACTGAAAGATAAAGCATTTGATGATGAAGAAGGCAGGATAAGAAAAATTGAGGATGAGCTTGTCGCAAGCGGACAAAAACAAATCAACATAACACTGCAGAATGACGAAAAGCAGAGACAAATAAAAGAAGAATTTGAGTCTTTTTTTGAAAACAGTGAGAACAACAAACTTGCTAGCGAAATGAAACGGTTGACACAATCGTACAATGCCCAACTCGCAGCAGCTGGGACGATATGGACAACCAAACACGGGTCAAAGATTGGTACGTTTTACAGCAAAACATCATTCAAGATAAACACAACGAAAGTCTCCAAGCAATGAAGAAGGCTTGGCAGTCATTCGGGCAAGATGTCATGAACAATTTTACCAATGTTTTAGCAACCGGACTCAAAGGCGGATTTGAAAGCGTCGGAGACGCGTGGAAGTCGCTTACCGACAGTATGTTGGATGCTTTTATTAATCTAATCGCTAAGATTATAGTCGAGTGGGCAAGCAGCGAGATTATGAGCATGTTTAGCTCATCAGGATCTTCCTTCGGGTCAATAATCGGAGGCATTTCGGGACTGTTGAGCACAGCAAAGCCCGCGGCAACCGAGGCGGATTATTTTAGCTCGCAGGGTTCCGGAATAGCAGCCGAGGGCGTGAAGTTTCTAGCCGGTGAAGGAGCAAGCTCGCTCGCAGGCGGCGCATCCACCACTGGATCGTTGGTTAGTACCGTCGGCGGTGCCATCGGTGTTGCTGGTGGCGCATACGGAATGTATTCAGGCATAGATAACATTAGTAAAGGCAATTACGGTGTCGGTACAGTACAAACAGGACTTGGTGCATACTCAGCATACCAAGGGGCTGTAACATTGGATTTGATCGCTAGCGGCACGGCGACAGCTGCATACGATGCCGCTGTTGCAGGTGTAGGATCTTATCTTACATCAACAGGTGGGGCCGTCGTTGCCGCTGAGGTTGCGCCGGTAGTTGTGGCTGAGGTTGCGCCGGTAGTTGCTGCCGAGGCAGGTGCCGCAGCAGGTGCAGCAACAGGTGCCGCAATTGCTGCTCTTAATGCATCGGTCATTGGTGCAATTGCAGGATTCGCTCTCATGATTGCTTTGGAGCCTCAACAACCGGGCGTAAACTCACAACTACAATCGTCAGGTCTGTCGTTGTCCGATTTAGCTCAACAAGGGAAAATTCCTGCTGATGGTTGGTTACACAATACTACCGATGCGCTTGGAGAAATGAACGAGAGTTTAAAACAGTTCAATACTGTTTCTATCGACACTTCTACGGGGCTTATGGTGTTAGGTGCTGAAATGCAAGAAACAGCATATGTTGGAGAACAATCAGTAGGAAACACAACGACGGCTTTTGGCTACATGGTTGAAAAATTTGACGCTTCGACAGGAACGTGGAATAAAACCAAAATAAACATCATGGATCTGGCTGATCAAATGGCCGATCTTAACCCAAAAACAGCCAGCGCCATAGACTCTACCGCTGCATATGTTGCACAAATGGCGGGGGTTCCGTCACTTGCGGATGAATTGGCAATGGCTTTCTCACAAACACAATTCGCTGCCAGAGACGCAACCGGCGAATTATCAGAAACAATTAGAGTCTTCGACGAGTCAAGTGGTGCTTGGAAATCTACGGGGCTCAGTTTTAACGATCTCATTTTCCAGATGGCTGGGTTTGCTCCTGCGACGGCCGAGGCGATTGACGCAACAGCCGCATACGTTGCCGAGATGAATGGAGTCCCGTCGGTTGCTGCTGATTTGGCGGTTGCGTTTTACGAAACATCAATGGGATCTGATATGTTGGCGAGTGCTGTTGGTGTGGTTGGAGGTGCTTTTATAGATGCCGCCAGAGAGGTAGTCGGGAGCGTTTCGGCCATTCAGATGGCTGTTGGATCGGTTGGAAATATGCTAGATCAGTTCGGCAACGACATTAACAGGGAAAATACACCAAGGGATTCAGGTAACGATTCTGGTAATGCAGTCAACTATTCTGGGTTCGGGACCGAGTTTGAGACAGCAGGGCATGCAGGGGGCGGAGTTGTTACCCGGCTTCTTGTGCCGCGTGGCGATGATGGTATCGGATCTCTTCGGCTTGGCGAGGGTGTGATAGATCTGGACACCATGAAAATTCTCTCCGCTAAAATTCGTTCAGGTGAATTTGGCGGATCTTCTGAGGTGGCAACAGAAATACGGGCATTGCGGCAAGAACTTTTTTATATTGCAAAAAACACACAGGATACGGCGTTAGCGCTTCGCAAATTCGATTATGACGGAATGCCAGCGGAGAGGACTGCATGAAAGCAATAAAACCAATTTTAATCGGTTTGGCAGCATCTCCCAAAGTTACGTCTATCACGGCGGCGGCAGTGAACAAGGATTACATGTTCGACGGGAAAACAGGTACTGGGACTACATGCGCAGCCAGCATGACTGTTGTGCTCACTCCTGCCGAACTATGCAATTCTTTAGCGCTAATGGCGATGGTGGCTGACGCAGTTACGGTCACGATGACAGACCCAACTGCTGGGGTAGTTTACAACTACTCCGCAAGCCTTATGGATCTATCAGATGTTGTCGATTTTTACACATGGTGTTTCTCTCCACTTCGTAAAAAGGAAAATATTGTTTTAACAGATCTGCCAGCATATCCATCTGCATCAATCACCGTGGTTGTTACCGCCGCAGCCATTACAGTTGGATCGTTGATAATCGGGACAACGTGGGATCTGGGTACAACTCTATACGGCACCCAAATTGGCATACAGGATTACAGCTCAAAAAGTGTTGAGGCAGTTACCGGCCGGATGACAATAACTGAGCGGCGTTACGCTAAAATTGCATCTTTTTCACTCACCATGCCTAAAACCTGGGTGCCTTACGTCCAAAGGCTTCTTGCAGACCATAGGGCTGTAGCGATGGTATATATCGGAGATGCAACGGCTGAAGAAACAATAATATATGGATTTTTCAAAGCATTTTCAATCGTACATGAGAGTTTCAGACGTTCAAATTGTTCTATCGATGTGGAGGAGTTATCGTGACAATCACCTCAACTGTTGTCGCATATGGCGGGATTGTACCTGCAAGATCTGACAGCCAGGCAAATTTTAATACAAATATGCAATCGATGTTTACATATTTTCCAACGATTGCATCGAGCATAAACGCAGTATCAATAGAGATGAACGCGGTTGCTTCTGAGGTAAACAATAACGCTATATCGGCTGCGACTTCAGCTGACATGGCTGCCGCTTCGACTGTTTCAGCCATTGCCGCCGCTGGGGTTACTCTGTGGGCAGTGGGTGTAAGTTACACAACCCCTGCATGCGTAGCTGGGAGCGATGGTGCAACATATCGATGCAAGGGTACAGGTATTGTCGGTGATAACCCAGTTGGGTCAGTAACCGGAAACTGGTTGAGGCTTACAATCGCAGCGCCAACCGTGAACGTAATCACTGCAAATTTTAACATTCTGGCTGATATAAATTACCTTGTTAATACCAGCACTATAGCAATCACCGGCACGCTACCGGCATCACCGGCACCTGGACAAAAAATCAACGTTGGCGATTATTCAGGGACGTTCCAGGAGAAAAATTGTACAATAGGCAGAAACGGTAAATTGATAATGGGCCTTGCGGAAGATTTAATTTTGAATAAAGATTGTTTCATAAATATGATTTATGTGGATGCAACTATTGGCTGGAGGTTAATTTAATGAGTAAAATTACTGATTATTTCACTGGTAAAGGTTTGCCTTTTTTGGACTTGAGCAACTGTGCTCCAAGCGTTGATCTTACTTCATCTGTTCTTAACGGCATGAATGCTCAGAAGGGAGATAAGAGTTGCATTGTTTTTAACTATGACAACTCGTATCCACCCCCTTCGATAAAACTCTATAATAACGCCGGGACGTTGGTGTGGACAATCACCCCTGCTAATGTAGAGGCCACAATGGATATGTTTGTTGGGACTGGATTGTATATACCAGCAACCGACACATTGCACATCTTCGCGCAAAAAAGCACATCGATTTGGAATACTGTTTATTGTACTATTAACACACTCACCGGAGTAATAACAGCAGGTACAAAGCAAAATGGGCTGCTGTCATATAGTGGCGCTTATTCGCCGCATACGACAAAATATTACTTGAGTGGGTCAACGCTCCTCGTCGTTATGTCTACTAGTTCGGTTAAAGATACTCTTTATGCAAATACCACAACCAGGGTATTAAGCAACTCATCTGTAAACCAAATACCTACCAATAAAGTATTGCTTATGGCCTGCGATTATGCAACCGGAGGGCATTTTTTTCGCTTTTTGTATGACTCTACGAAACTACCTTTCACTACTCAGGGTTTATCGCAAGTGAGTTTTTATACAGGCTACGGTAGTGGTTTCACACTCTTTGGCGATTACTTTTTTCCAATAGATGCCGAAGGTGTTAATGTACCTGGGCCACATTTGGGGTATAGTAAGGCGAGTTTCTACAAAGCCGTAAATTCAATGCTTTTGCAAATTAACCCAGCTAAAACAATATGGGAGGTATAAAATGAGAAAAGTTAAATTCCCTGTAATCATGTCAGGGGTCACGATTGTTTATCCAGATGATATTGCGCTTTTTGCAAATACTGAGATAATCGATACCAACGTGATTGGCGATTATTCCGGCGTAATGCCGCTAGCAGATTATTCAGCGCCGGAGATATCCGGAGTGTTGATACCGCTGAGCGAATTTCTAGAGTTAATCGGAGATGCAAATTTATTGGGAATATTTGCGGCAGCTAAAAACGACACACATATCGAGTTGGTTGTTGAAAAAATCAAAGCGATGAAAGAGGTTTCAGTCACCGCAGAAAACAGAAAATTGAAAAAGATGCTGATTAAACTTCGTGATGCAAACTTGATCACAGCTGCTGAGTTCAAACGCATTTTACGTAGAGAATATTTAACATGAGGCAGAAATGACGAAAATAATTTATAAAAAAGATGGGAGTGTATCGTACATTATCCTGGCAACAGATGCAGGGGGAACGGCTATGGCAGCGTCAAGCATAGGGTATACTCCAGTCAATTTCGAAAGACCTTCGAGCAATCAAAAAATATTCATCGACGAGGGTGAGTTTTTTGAAATGTGCAAGCAATACATGATTGCAAAAGGTGAAGAGGCTCTTGTCAAAGCTGCGCTTGTGCGCCCGGATAAATCATCTGCGATACTCTCGCTCACAGCTGCAATTTTAGGTGGCCTGCTTGCAGACGGTAAAAACCCAACAATTGATTCAGCTATCTTACTGGCAACGTCGGTATATTCTAAGCTTGAACAGAAAAACTTAGAGGTGAAGAAATGAAAAAAATAATTATCGCAACATTATTTTGGTTAGGGTTTGTGGTATCGGCACAGGCGGCTGATAAAAAGATAGAGGTGACGTTTACCTACGAGTCTCCGGCGAAAGAGTTTCGATTGTATATGGATGGGGTGAAGGTTTGCTCTACTCTTGCTTCGGCTAGCACTACGAAGATGGATTGCCCCAACGTTCCGATTGTGTACGGTGTCCGCATGTTTACCATGACGGCGGTATCGTTAGAGAATATCGAAAGCACACACTCGCCCGCTTACGCTTGGACATATGCGCCAATAAGTGGAGCTCCGCCTGTATTCATGAATTTCACTATCACGGTAGACGGGGAAACGGTTAACGTCGGACCGCTCGGGACTGGGAAATAATTTGAGGAACAATATGAAAAAAACAATATTCTTAATACCACTTTTTCTATCAGGTTGTGCTGGCGGTGGGCTCATGCCTATAACCGACACAATGATCAATGAAGGTGGTGGAGTTATAAATAAAACTGCCGGATATACTGCCGATGCCTCGGTAGCCAAAGAGCACGAGGTACATCAAACGCTCCGCAACCGTGATCGGCTGATTGCCAAAGATGCCGCACTTCCCACGGTTAGCCTGCAATTTGAGATGGTCGAGGTCTCTCCAGGCGTACATGTGCAAATAATGAAAAGCTTGTCTGTCCGTGAGTCTGCCAAATTCAATAACCAGCTACCAGTGCAGCCGTCCATTCATCCCGTTTGGGCATGGGCGACAAAAACAGCAGATGGCTTCATCGATCTTGGCAAAATGTTTACAGGTTTCTATTTTGCCGAGAAGTTCGCGAGCAATTTTGTTGAGTCTGCAAAACCGAATTTTTACGGACCGTACCAACCTGGACAAATTAATCAGAGCTATAACCCGCAAACAGCTGAACCATTTTTTGCACCGGTTCCGTAGATGCTGACTTTTCGATGGGCCGACGCTGGACCAACATATACCGATACTGTGCAGCGATGGGCCGACGGTGGGCCAGTCGGTAAAGACAGTGCATCTGTTTCAAGCTATACGCTCAACCTTGAGCCGGGTGCCATAGCAATATCGGGATCTCCGGCGGGTCTACAGGTTGCAAGGGATCTCAATCTTGGATATGGGTCCATAACAATATCTGGATCTCCGGCGACTCTCCAAAGGTCCAGATCTCTTGTATTAGATCCAGGAACCATATCGATATCCGGATTTTCGGCAACGCTTCAAAGGTCCCGATATCTTGATCTTGGGGCGGGTGCAGTTTCAATTGCCGGATCTCCTGCGACTATCCAGTTAGCTAGATCTCTTGCATTAGATCCAGGCTCGGTTTCAATATCCGGATTCTCTGCTAGTTTAATATACACAGCGTTAAGCAAATCTCTCAATCTTGAACCTGGCTCGGTTTCAATTGCCGGATCTTCGGCGGTTCTTCAACTTTCAAGATCTCTTTCGTTAGATCCAGGCTCGGTTTCAATATCCGGTTTTCCTGCAACGCTCCAACTCGCCAGGTTTATCAATCTTGATCCAGGTTCAGTTTCGATAACCGGAGCATTGGCAAATCTTCAGATTGCTAGGGCGCTTACCCTTGGGCCAGGTTCGGTAACAATTGCCGGATCTCCTGCTGAATTAATATATGCGGCTTCAAGTAAATCTCTCAATCTTGAGACAGGATCAATATCAATAACCGGCGCACCGGCAACGCTCCAAGTATCCAGATCTCTTGTATTGGTTCCTGGCGCATTTTCAGTATCCGGAATTCCTGCAACGCTTCAAAGGTCAAGATCTCTCAACCTTGAGACTGGGGCAGTTTCGGTGTCCGGACTAGATGCACTGTTTTCCAGGGAGTACAGGCTAAACGCTGGCTACGGCACCATTTTAATTCCAGGCGTTGATGCAATGCTAGAAAAGGGATTTTCAAATTATTTTCCTGTTTTGCATTTCGGCATAATTTCGACTAAGATGAATTTTGAAAGGTTGATGACTAAGATGAATTTCGACAGGCTTTCGACTAAGACAAATTTCGACAGGAGGAGAGCCGGAGGTAGCCGTGGATAATTTTACAAAGCAGATTTACGAAGAGTTTACAATCGATGCGAACTTCGGCGCAAATTTTACGGAACCGGAAACCATTACTAGCCAAACTGTAACCGCAGTTGATAAGTCTGGCATTGATGTGTCATCCTCCGTCACCAATCAGGCATCAGTCGCCAACGACGGAAGCAAGGTTTCTGTTTTAGTCCGGGCTGGTACAGCTGGGGACTCACCATATAAGATCTCATTTAGATGCGTTACGTCAAACGGCAATAAATGGGAATATGATGTTCAAATGAAAATAAAAGAAATTTAAAAGGAGCACAAAATGGCAACGTTCACAAAATTCAACGATTTCCCAGAGCAATTAGGAAAAGGGAAGCATGATTTCTCTGCACATGTTTACAAGGTAGCCTTGACTAATACTGCACCAACTGCTGCAACTGATACCGGATGGAGTCTCGGTTCCCATCCTGCACCTGCATCGGCAAACGGGTATCCTGCCGGAGGTATTGCGCCAACAATAACAAGTGCTGAATCTGCGGGGGTAATGACAGTTTCAGGTACACAGGCTGTATTCACCGCTACCGCTGGGGGTATTGGGCCGTTCAGGTACGCAATTTTATACAACGATTCTGCGACATCTCCGTCAAAAGCTGTTGTTGGGTTCTGGGATTATGGCTCAAGTGTGACTTTGCTCGACACAGAACCTTTCACCGTTAAATTTAACAACACCACCCCAGGAACGATTCTTACAATAACATAATCCAAGGAGCATCGTGAAAATTATCCACCGAATATCGCACACCCTGGCGGGGATTGAGTGCAGGTTTTGTTGTCAGAGGGAGGGGCATGATGACATTAACGACATAGTTATGTTATCGAATGTCGATGATGACCCTACCGATCTGATTGTTGCCATAGCAGAAAGAATATCGACGGTGCCGCCGGTTAAAGAGTCTCCTTCCATTCTTCTGTCAATAGAGGACGACAAGGAGCGGCTGAAATGGGAGGCTGTTGCATCAATACGCAATAATCCCGAAATGACACCGAAGGAGTTCCTATCGTCTGTTCCTTGGAAAGAGGCCGGGATTGCGCAGGCATTAATTTATTCTTATGCACAAATGGCGATGCAAAAAGGGATGATTCCAGAAACTCCGAGAACGCTGGAAGGATGCTGGTCGGTGCTGGTGGGTATTGTTTTGAGCCTAAACGATGATCAATTAAGGGATATTCTGTAATGGCTACAATTACAAGTGCAGCGTCCGGCCTTTGGTCAGCAACCGGTACATGGGTTGGAGGTGTTGTACCGCTAAACGGAGATGCCGTCGTCATCGCGGCCTCCCATAGTGTGCTACTGAATGTAGATCAGTCTGGCATGGCTAACGGGATGGCATCAGTAACGGTAAATGGTCACGCCTCCACGCCAGGGATGCTTTATTTCAAGAACGGTACAAGTGGCTATCTGAAAATAACCACCGGAAACCTTCTGGGGACTACCGGAACGCTTCCGGGTCGGATACTCGCCAACTCTGATGGGGTGTGGGGCAACACAGGGGAACTGGCGTTCGCAAATAAAGCAGTCATCGCATTGCACGGAACGGCACAGGTCAACGCAACGTTCCTTGACCTGGAATTGTTCTGCGCTACCCCAACCAATAAATATATTAGGACATACGGGACCAAGAGCACAGTAACGGCATCCGGCGACATCCTCACCGGTGCGACGCTTTCCAATAACACGTCAGTCATGATCCAGTCGTCAGGTACACTGCCTGCGCCACTGCTCGCAGATTTTCTGTATTACGTCGTCAATACGAGCAGCGACACATTTAAACTGTCAATGACATCAGGCGGAACTGCGATCACCCTGACAAGTGCCGGTTCAGGAACGATTGAGGTATATACCGGAGCTGCATCAGGGGCGACCCCGCTTAATATTCTGGATGATGTCACATCTGATCCACAGTGGACGATGGTCGCAGGGCATGACGCAGTGGTGCTCGTCGATGCTGGTCCTGCCGATTACGATCAGCAACGAGTCACTGCATCGACCCCGACATC